TTCAGATGTTTTATCGAGCACCACCTTCACACAAACTCAGTACATTGTCAATCCCGGGAATTACACCATGTTTCCTTTCGCGGCACAGTTGGCTCGTAATTACGAGAAGTATAGGTTGAAAGGTGCCGTCATCACTTTTAACCCAGAGGTTTCGAATTACGTAGGTTCGAGTTTGCTGGGTAAAGTCGTCATGGCGTGTAACGAAAATCCATTTTTACCAGCCTTTCGCAACATATTGCAAATGGAAAACAGTGATGACGCCATAGCCTTTAAGCCTGATATTAGCGCCCTTTACGGAATGGAGTGTAAACGTCTGACTCAGGGAGAATATTATTTACGGCGAGACGACATTGTAGTGCCAACTGCGTCGGTGGGTGAGTTTGACTTTGGCAGTTTCAGTGTTGGCGTCATAACCCCCGGGTTCACTTCAGGCCAGGTAATAGGTGAGTTGTGGATAACTTACGACGTCGAATTTTGCATGCCCAGGTTGTCCAGCACGGTTTTTGGTTACGCTCACTTCTCAGCCGTCGCAGCCACCGCGACTAACCCAGGCATTAATTTCACGCAAAACGGGTTGGCAACGTTGAGTGGAGCTTTGGCTGGTACCACCATAACCAATTCCGGTTCCATAACTTTACCGTCTTTGCCTATTGGAACAGCATTTTCGGTATTGGTGTCATGTTCAACTGCAGTCGGAGCCGTTCTTTGGTTTAATACGAGTTGTCCTTTGGCGGCGGCATACACGGATTTTGAAGACACCAATGGAGTATTAGAGAATGCATCAGCGCGAGCCTCGCCATCGGGAACAAATGTATCTACGACGCAGATTTATATCTCCGATTACATCACCACTTCCGTGGCGCCGTGTGTGATTAGTGTTTTTGGCAGTGTAGCGCAGGCTTACAGCGCCATGGACATTAAAATCAACTTTATTAATGGAACATCGACCACTCCCGTGTCCGGGTCTGGTTAGGGACCGCCGGTTGAAGGACCGGAGATCAAAACCTGTCGTTATTTCTGGGGGTGGAAGAGGACTATGGTGAGGAGTAGAGTAGATGCAGCCACCCCTGAGGTGCCCGGCTGCATTGAAACCCCGACGTTCGGGAAGATTGGCACCTTAACGAGATGCGTGGCTCTCTCTAATGAGCCAACGGGTTATGCTACACCAAACGTAGCCAAAGGTGAAGCTACACCAAAACAAGCTTCCAGTGAGCATGCGGCTTTATATGAGTCCGCAGGTGAGGCTACACCTAGACAAGCCAACCGGTCCAATGATTATGAATGGATCGAAGTGGAGGAGTTCGCACCATACGCTGATGTGGATTCACGGTTCTACCTCCAGGACGCGCGAGAGTATTCGCTTCCTTACCTTTTTCTATTGGAATCCCAGCTCAATGGTCACAATGGTTCTGTGACAGGTAGTGACGATGTTTCCCAACGCGCCTTGAAGAAGACTCAGCTAGGAGCTAGTGAGAATCCAAGAACCGTTGGGGCCACAAGGAAGAAGTTAAAGGAAGTCCCGGAGATAAGCGAGGCCGAGGTCGCCCGTCGTCTTGCGCAGTCAGCTGCAGACCGGAATGATGCTGCTAAACGACGGAGACGGGAAGCGGACACTAATAGGCATCGTAAGACCCCGAGAACTGCGCTCCGGGAGAAGAAGGAAGCCATTGTGTCCACGCCCGTCGTAGCAGAAGCGAAAGGGAACTCACGAATTCCACTTGGGGCCAAGGGGGAAACTTTAAGATTCGGCGATCATAAAGACCTTGGACCGCATCCTCCCATACTTCCTACCAATGAAAAACAGGATGTTGTCAAAACTCCTATTGTCTCCAATCCAGCAGAGATGCTTAAGACAGGTGTGAAGCCAGCAGTAAAGTCGGTGGACCCAGCGCTGAAGCGTGGTGCAGACGGTAAACTCATAGTTGGAGGCGGAGTCCAGGGCGTTGCTCCAGATCGTGTGCCTAGGAAGGAAGTTACTCGAGTTGACCAGGTCGTCGATGGTGATGCAGGTGTGAAGCCAGCTGTAAAGTCGGTGGACCCAGCGCAGAAGCGTAGTGCAGACGGTAAACTCATTGTTGGAGGCGGAGTCCAGGGTGTTGCTCCAGATCGTGTGCCTAGGAAGGAAGACGCTTCCACCCAAGTAGACTTAGATGAGGATGTTTCTGTAACTAAGAAACACAGTAGCCCATCTAAACTTCGCAGGTTGGCTAAGAGGGCACAGGGGCGCGTTATGGATTTTCAGAGTGTCAAGGACTTCGTGGAAACGACATTGGTTAGTATGGCCCCGCGGAATCCTAGTGTGTACCCAGTGTCTCAGCATTTTGTGAACGCTATAACCGGGCCTACCGTGTCAAGCCATGTGCGCTCCAAGATTTTCCAACGGTTGACCATTGAAGATCTGAAGTCTCGAAACAAGACTTGGAGCACGGTTTTACTCGAGTTGCAAGAGCGGCGCGCCATAGATGATCCAACTGTGGTCACCCGTTGCGAAAGCGACGATCGTGAGTCACAAGCGACCCTAGAACGAGTCGAATGCTTGACTTATTTCCGTGAGGTCTTAGCCGAAAGAGTTGTCGTGGATTATGCAAGGTACGCTCCTGGGTTGCGGTTATTCTTTCAGCATGTGGAGTACTTTATGTACACAAGGACCCTTCCTGAGTTACCATTGCGAGATCCTTATAACTTTCCTGAAGTCATAGAGCCACGCACAGTCACGGCTATACGGCATTGGTTGACCATGTTTCGTGTTGCGGTTTTACCGCAGTTGTGCGAGAATTCGTTGTATCGACTCGGCTTTCGAGTCGCAGAAAAGCTGGTTTCAGCTTCAAACAACGATGGAATCCGACTTGAACATGTTGAGGCTCGTTACGGTAAGGAGAGTCCCGAGTTTCATTTGCGTATCGATCCAGAGAAGAATCCACCTGTGTTAAAGGCCCTTAAACAAGTTAGACTTATACCGAGTGATCCGAATACCGATTATTTGAACCTTGGTGTGTCGAGCGTTATAGGGAAGATCTCACTGGGTGGTAAGGAACGCAATTTCAAGGTGGAGATGGTACCTAAAGCTTCCTCCGTCGTGGAACCCGTGATCTGCTACCAGAACATGAAGAACTTAGATACCGGTTTGGCATTGAAGCTTAAGTTCGTGGAAGTCGCTAGTAGGAAACCGAAGAACTCGTTTGGTCGCGTGTCAGAAATGACCCGTGTGTACAAACGATTTAGGTATTTCCTGGGGCACCTTGGACAGTATTATGTCCGTCGTTGCTTGCCAGCTTTCGCACACGACGTGAACCATAGGCAGCACACCATGCAGTTGGAGGTGGCCAACCCTTTCAAAGCCAATCATGAGGTCGCTTATTGGGAGGGTACCCGGACATCGAATTTAGGATACGATGGCTATGAAGAGAACGTTTTGATCGAAGAAGATTTGTTAGGGGAAATGCTTCGTGAGCACGCCTCTACCAATTCATTTTCGACTGATCTCCAAAGTCGTTTGTTGTATTCAGGGAGGAAATGGTTAGGCGAACACACCAACGTACCTGCTACGGAAGTCACACTGTTGAATAATACAGTGAGGTACGCGTATTTGCAGCTCCAAATTAATAGAGCCGCATTGAACGAGGTGCTCGTTACGACCGTTAATAGCGTATCCTCTTGACGCTGGGGGAAATATATGGACCAGTTCAAGTACTTGCACGGGAGTACTCTTGAAGTCCTGACCAAACTCACCCCCGAGTTTGTTTATAAAGCCGTGCCCGTTGATTTAAGTTTACTCAACTTAGAAAATGCGACGTAATCCAAAGAACCAGAAGTGGATGGATTTCGAAAGTATGACTCCTAACTTCGAAGGGAACGAGTTGGAGTACGATAGTGAGTACCGTAGCGCCTTTGGAATGTTCATATTAGACGGATTGACTATGCCAGGATCCGGCCCATGTGAGTGTAAGACAGCCATGGCGCGAATGATTGCTTTGAGGCAGCCAACTAAAGTTGGTTTCAGTGATCGTTTGGCTGCAAATCAAGACGATTTATCCATCCGTTTTGAATTCGAGTTGAAAGAGCTCGTTTCATACGTTAAGGAACGGTGGGTTAATCGCAACCCCGAGGTTTTGCTCCCAGG